GATTTCGTGGACAATTTCCAAGAAAATATTAAGAACCTAACTGCCCGACAAAAATACGAAGATATTCAAAGTGATAGAGATTACGAACTTGATATTGATGGGTATATTGTTGGTGATTTATGGAACGAAAAGATTGCAGCAGAGGTAATGGACTTGAATGGTTTTCAAGCAACAATCGAACGACTTGAAGCACTGATTGAAGGAAGAGCTTTTTATCAAGGTTCGTCTTTACCTACAAATCACATTGACATTGCAGCAGACCTCCAATATGATGCCAAGGCATTTTTAAAAATGTTCCCCAAGTTTCCCGTTATTTACTTCACACGTTGGGGTAATATGAGAAAACCAAACAATCTACAAGAACTGCGAGACAATCCTGTTCGTCAATAAATACTTTACTTTTGTGCCTTTATAGGGTATAATATAGGTATATTGAATAAAACATTAGGAATTATATTATGAGTGACTTATTAGCACGTCTGAAGAAATCAGGCACAATCAAATCCACGCAACTTTCAAAGTCTGCGTTATTCAACGCAAAAGATGTAATCCCAACTTCAGTGCCTATGATTAATGTTGCACTATCTGGTAGAATGGATGGTGGCATTACTTCTGGTTTAACTGTTCTTGCTGGACCGTCTAAGCATTTCAAAACTGCCTTTGGTCTATTAATGATGAAAGCATACATGGATAAATATCCAGACTCAATCGCATTATTTTATGATTCGGAGTTTGGCACCCCTCAGTCCTATTTTGAGTCCCTTAATATCGATACTGATAGGGTACTACACGTACCACTTAAAAACATCGAGGAACTTAAATTTGACATCGTAAACCAACTTGAGGATATGAACGTTACAGACCACGTCTATATTATGATTGACTCAATTGGTAATCTAGCATCTAAGAAAGAAATGGAGGATGCTAAAGATGGTAGATCTGTTGCTGATATGACTCGTGCTAAACAATTAAAATCGTTATTCAGAATGGTCACTCCATATCTAACATTAAAAGACGTTCCTTTAATAGCAGTAAATCACACATATGAAACTCAAGAAATGTTTAGTAAACAAGTAGTTTCTGGTGGTACTGGTGTTATGTATTCGGCAGATAACGTTTGGATTATTGGACGACGTCAGAATAAGAAAGGCACAGAAATTGAAGGATATGATTTTATTGTCAATGTTGAAAAATCAAGGTTTGTTAAAGAGAAGTCGAAAATACCAATTTCTGTAACTTGGAAAGGTGGTATTAAGAAATGGTCTGGATTACTTGAAACTGCCGTTGAGGGTGGGTTTGTAGTTAAACCATCTAATGGTTGGTATTCTAAAGTTGACCTAGAAACTGGTGAAGTTGAAGATAAAAAATGTCGTGCTTCTGAAACTGAAAAGGCAGAATTTTGGAAAGATATTATTTCATCTAAAAAGTTCCAAGAGTATATTACAAACAAATATGCAATCGGCACTCGTTCTTTGTTATCAGATGAAGATGACTGATTTATTTTACATAAAAACCAAAGACGGCACTGACATTGCTGTTTTTGACTTGGTGATTGACGGAAGAGAAATAACATTTAGTTATAATACTGTAGAAGATAGTATTGAATCTGAACCTTATGAAAATGAAGTTCAGGCAATATTATCTAAACTTATGACAGAACAAATGCAAAATGAAGGGGGATAATACTTGAGTATTGAAAACACGATTCTATCGAATCTAATATATAATGAAGACTATGCAAGAAAGGTAATTGTATTTTTAAAGGGTGAATATTTTCAATCGAATACTGATAAAATTGTATTTGATGAAATTCAGAAGTTCTACGCAAAATATAATAATGTTCCTACAAAAGAAGCATTAGACCTTGCCATCGATGGTAGGGATGATTTAAGTTCTACTGATTATGAAGAATCATCTATGATGGTTCAATCGTTAGTTAAAGAAGATGCTAACAACGAATGGTTGCTTGATGAGACTGAAAAGTTCTGTAAAGATAAAGCAGTTTATAATGCTATCATGGAATCAATTAGTATTATTGATGATGAAGAAAATAAACAAAAGTCTGAGGGTTCAATCCCTGAGTTATTATCTACAGCATTAGCAGTATCTTTTGATACTCATATTGGTCACGACTTCTTAGATAATGCTGAAGAACGTTTTGAGTTTTATCAACGTAAAGAGGAACGTATTCCTTTTGATATTGAATATCTAAATGTTATTACAAAGGGTGGTATTCCTCGTAAGACTTTGAATATCTTAATGGCAGGAACTGGTGTAGGTAAAACAATTGGTATGTGTCATATGGCCGCATCTAATCTAACTATGGGCAAGAACGTTCTATACATTACTATGGAAATGGCAGAGGAACGTATTGCTGAACGTATTGATGCAAATCTAATGGATGTTGAACTTGATAGTTTGAAAGATTTATCATTTGAACGTTATTCTAATAAAATTGCTGCGATTCAATCTAAAACAAAAGGTAAATTGATTGTTAAAGAATATCCTACATCAACTGGTCATGCTGGTCATTTTAGACACCTATTAAAAGAATTAGCACTTAAAAAGAATTTCATGCCTGATATCATTTATATTGATTATTTGAATATTTGTGCTTCTCAAAGGTTAAGTGGTGCCAATAATGTAAACAGTTACACATACGTTAAGGCAATTGCTGAAGAATTACGAGGTCTTGCCGTTGAATACAATGTTCCTATTTGGTCTGCTACTCAGGTTAATAGAACAGGTTTTAGTTCGTCTGATATGGGTCTAGAAGATACTTCTGAGTCGTTTGGTTTACCAGCAACTGCTGACTTATTCCTAGCATTAATTCAGACTGAAGAACTACAAGAATTAAATCAGGTAATGGTAAAACAACTTAAAAACCGTTATGGTGATGAAAATATAAACAAGAGGTTTGTAATCGGTATCAATAAAGCAAAGATGAAATGGTACGATGTAGAACAAGATGCACAAACTAACCTTTTAGGGAGTACGCCAAATGAAGAAACAAAAAATGAGAGTGCTTTTGCGTCGTCCAAAAGTCAAAATCGTAAAAACGCATTCAAGGACTTCAAAGTATAAGGTGATAATATTATAAATATAGTATTAAGAATATACTTGTAATATGATGAAATCATTTAAGACTTACATTGCCGAAGAAAAACTAACACACTTAGAACACGTAGAAGATGCAATATTCGACTTCGGTATAGGTGGTGCCAAGGAGGCATTGCGTATTCTCGATGATGTTGCTCATTCACTTGAAGGACACTCAAAACGTTCTGTAAATATTCAAGCAAAGGTAGATGGTGCTCCCGCAATTATTGCTGGTATCGATCCCGAAAATGGTAAGTTCTTTGTTGGTTCTAAATCAATATTTAACAAAACACCTAAGATAAACTATACCAATGCTGATATTGATAAGAACCATAAAGGTGGTTTAGCTGATAAACTTAAAATAGCACTGAAAGAATTTCCTAAAATGAATTTGAAGGGAGTCTATCAAGGTGATTTTATGTTCACTCCTGAAGATTTAAAAAAGGCAACTATCGATGGTGAGAAATATGTAACGTTCACTCCGAATACCATTACATATGCTGTCCCTTTAGATTCTGCTTTGGCAAAAACTATTCTAAAATCAAAAGCAGGCGTTATCTGGCATACAACCTATACTGGTGATACAATTGCTGATTTATCTGCCCAATTTAATATCAACATTAATTCGTTTAAGAAACAGTCTTCTGTTTGGTTTACTGATACTAACTTTGTTGATGCCTCTGGTTCAGCAACAATGACTAAAAAGGAAATGACTTCAATTAAGAAGTTATTAGCAAGTGCTCATAAAGAACTTGGTTTACTTGATAAAAATTCAATGTCAAAACTATTCGGAAAAACTACTCTTTCTAAACTGGTCAAGGTTTATATTAATGCCCAGATTAGACAAGGACAACGTTTTTCTAATAAGCAAATGGCAGTTGGTTCATTTATTGATTTCGTCTCTACGGATTACAAAAAGAAAATGGACAAATTAAAGTCCCAAAAAGGTAAAGATAAGAAACAAAAAGAATTAGATGTATTTTTAAAAGAACTTCGTTCGGGTAAAATGGCAGGAACATTTGCTCATGCACTAGAATGGCATAACGAGGTTATAGACATTAAAATGATGATTGTTAAGAAATTAGAAACAGTTAATCAGATCCCAGCATTCATTAAAACGTCTACTGGTTATAAGGTAACAGGTCCAGAAGGATTCGTTGCTATCGACACATTATCAAATAGTGCTGTTAAATTGGTTGACAGATTAGAATTTAGTCAAGCAAACTTTAACGCAATAAAATCTTGGGGATAAGGTATGCAAAAGTTTAACGAATTTATCACAGAAGCAGTAAGAGGACACAGTTCCCTTCCAGCGTATAAAAGTAAACTGAAGTGGAAAAAATCCAAGCAAGTTTCGAAAAAGAATGAGAAACTTATTAATCTACAATCATTTGTGCCTGAGATTGAATGGACATCAGGTAAATATACCATTATTAAATTAGGTGGAACACGTTCATACAAATATTATATTATGATAAATGATGGTAAAGTGCGCCCATCAGGTCACGGTAAAGGTCCACAAACATATTCAAAATTAGAAATGGCGAAACGTTATTTTGATGAATTAGAAAAGGAAAAGCAATGAAAACATTTAGCGAAATTAGAGAAGGATTTAAGATGAAAAAGAGAAACACTGGAGTTGCTTCTCAACCAGACGAGGAAGACTTAAAAGATTTCCTAGATAATTGGAAAAGGTATGAGGGTGCTGA